CTTTCGTATTTGCCGCCCAGTTCCTCAAATAATGATTTTGCCATTGTCTGTTACCTCCACATTCTTTTTTATTTTGAATGTCCGCAAAATCCGTCCTACATCTGTGGGAAGTATACTTGGGTCAATAAACAGCCTTGTTAAATCATTTAGCAAGCTGGCGTCCATAGGGGCTGCAGCGATAAAGCCTATGTTAACTTTTGGTGCAGTAGTTACAGGATTGGTAGTTGTTTTTACATTGTTTGGACAAAAACTTACATTGAATATGAAAGGAATACAGGCATTTGGAAAAGCTATAGCTTCTGCTGCAACAGGTATGGCTGCAATCGCTCAGACAGGTACTGAAGGCGCTATTGCAATGGGAGCTTTCGGTGTTGTAGTAGGGGTGCTTATAGCAGCTTTCGCAATTTTTGGTACGCGTCTTATCACTGCGATACCTGCAATGCTGGCTTTCGGGAAAACTATACTCATGGTAGGAACAGGAATGCAAGCTGCTACACCATTTGTGCAGGCACTTACAGTTATGATAAAGCAGCTTGGTGATACTATTACACAGGTTGCGGGTGCTATTTCTTCTGCTATAGTCACTATATGCACTGCTATTTCCGGAATGGTGGCAGTGATCGCCGGAGCTGTAGCGCAGATAGCGGTGGCCATCGGAGGAACTTTATGCACCATCATAGAAACTGCGGGAGCGACAATAAGCGGAGTAGTAAACAGCATAAGCGAAGGATTCAAGACTATAAGTGAAGGTATAAGCAGTGTCATTGACTCCATAAGCGGAGGGCTTTCCAAAGTGCTCGACTCGATAGCAGGTGTGATAGAGTCTATAGGAACTTCTGCAAAAAACGCAGGGGAAGGATTCAAACTGGCAGCGGAAGGGATAAAGACTCTTTCAAAACTTTCTATTGCAGATATAGGTAAATCCTTGCTTGCTGTGGCAGGCGGACTTGCAACTATATCTTCTAAAGGTGAAAATCTTCCTCAGGTAGCTATGGGAATGATGCTTCTCGTTACGGCAATATCGATGGGAGCTGCAAATTTAACGGCATTTAATATGGCGTTATTGACGATGGCTGGAATGACTGCAAATATCGTAACATCGGTGGAAATGCTCAAAGAGGCTTTCAATGGATTTGTAATAACGCCTCCGGACATAACTCCATTTATTGCTGCCTTCAGTCAGATAATAGTATATTCATCAATAGTGGTTTCGGCGCTTACAGCTGTAGGAATCAGTGCAGGATCAGGAATGGCGTCAGGTATATCAGCAGGATTTCAAAGAGCGCAGAGCATAGTAACCAGCTCGGTATATGCTATGATTGCCGCCATGAATATGATGACAGTATCTTTCACTCTGGGCGGTATGGCTATAGGAAATGGATTTGCATCGGCTATCAGAATGGGATTCAGCAAAGTTCTGAGCATAGTTTCACAGTCTATGAGTCAAATAACTGTTAAATTTGCTGCTGCATCAATAACAGCCTATTCGTGCGGCAGAAACATCGGCAAAGGTCTTGCGAAAGGAATGAATTCAACGTTAGGTGAAGTGAGAGCGGCCGCTGCAAGCTTGGCTGCTGCAGCTGAAGCTGCGATCAGAGCGAAAGCAAAGATACATAGTCCTTCAAAAGTTACTGAGAAATTAGGAGGATATTATGGAGAAGGCTGGATCAATTCAATAAAATCAAAAGTTGCAGAAGCACGTAAATGGGCGGAAAGACTTGTTTATATGCCTGATATGCGAGCTTCGTATGTCGCTTTTGCAGGCTCGGGAGGCAGCTTGAGCGATGATTACAGATACGGATCAGGAAGATCGTTTGTCATAGAAGTACCGGTGAATATGGATGGCAGAGAAGTTGCAAGGGTTACAGCTCCGTATGCTGAAACTGAGCTTATTAGACGTCAGACGAGAGAAAGCAGAAAGAGGGGGATAAGATGATGTACAGCTTTAGAGATGTTAATGAAAATATAACGCTTGTTCCTATGCCTGCGGAAGCTATGCAGATAAACGGTGTGTATTTAGAAACGGAAATAGAGGGATACAGAACGCTTTATGTGAAAGGACGTGAAGCCTTTTCACCGGAACTGGAAACATATGAGATCGGAACAAGGAACGGCGAAATAAGAAAGAGCAAGAGATACCCGGCGAGAATAATAACCGTCGGGTATCAGCTTATTGCAAAGGATTCCGAATCATTCAGGGAAGCATATAACAGACTTGGCGGATTACTCAATGTGAATGATGCGGAAATTATATTCGATGATGAATCTGATAAATACTTCATTGGCACGCCTACGCTTGTCGATGAAGTGGAGCCGGGACGAAATTCGGTGGCAGGCGAAATTGAAATAACTTGTCTGGATCCGATGAAATACTCAGTTGTGGAATATGAAGCAACACCGCTTGTTGATGATCCCAGAAGCATACTTATAGATTACGGCGGAACTTATGAATCTTTTCCTGTTCTTGAAGCGGATTTTTACAGAGAAGAAGATATAGATGAAGACGGCGAATCAAATGCGTTGACTGGAGCAGGAGACTGCGGATATGTGGCGTTTTTCAATGAGGATGAAAAGATAATACAGATAGGGGATCCTAAAGAAGAAGATGGCACGGAAGCGTACGAAAAGTCTCAGACGCTTATCAATCAGACGTTTGAGACAACATCAGGATGGAATACTGATGCTTCTGGATTATGGACATTGAATTCGGGACTGGCAGTTTCCAGTGATGCGATACAGACAGGAAATTTGGGCATGAATGTGGCGTCTTTTGCAGTACTGGCAGATCCGAAAACTACGTCAGCTACAGTACTTAAAAACAGAAGGACCTCTGCGGGCTCTCCAAGATTCTATTATACAGTAACGCTTAGAGCTTCCGGGAGAACATCCAATGCTGTAAATGTTACGGCGACAATAACAGCGTCGCTTGGGACAGATAAAAACTACTTTGGGCGTGGTCTCGGTCTTAGAGGCTCGCTTTACTGTGGAGGAGCCTGGAGAAGTGTTACGATAAAAGGTACTTCCGCATACTGGAGAGGTCGTTCAGGACATACTGTAAGCATGAGCTTTACCGTTACGGGACTTTCAGATACAACGTCAGCACTGACGGGAATAAAGTTCAAAGTCGACAGGACAGATTCACTTCTTGAAAATGTTGCGGGAAGGCTTTCGGAGACTGCGTGCTCCAATCTGCCTATAAGCACATATGTCGCTGATGTTCCGGAGACATACTATCTCGGGGTTTCTGATTACGGAACAGGAAGCGGAGTGTATCATGGACCGTCGATGACAAGAAATCTTCCGGAGGATGCGAAAGGTGAAGTCGGCGCATCTGATTTTTCATTTACATACAAGCAGAAGATGTGCATAGGCTCCGGAAGCGGAGATGCGATACAGCTCGGAGGATTTCAGGCGAATTGTGTAAGCGGAAGCGGCGTGGATAGGAAGATCGTGGCAGGTGTAAGAGTTTTGAAGAATAAGGCGGGCAAGACGGCAAGTCTTATTTTTTATGTGAATGATAAGCCTGTTGAGAGTATAGATATCGATCTGTCTTATACCAATAAATATTTCGGAGCAGGCAGCAGCGCAATACAGACGTCTTCAATAACAAAGAGCGGAAAGGATATTAAGTTCTCTGTTGGAGATATAGCAAGAGTTTTCAGCGATGATACAGTTGCTGATGTTAAAGTTACCCAGATAACGTTCATATTCGATCAGTACTCGACAATAGCTCCTTTGTCATACAACGGTATATACTGGGCGAAGTTTGTAAAAAACAACTGTGATACGTGGGAAAATATCCCGAACAAGTTTTCTGCAAACGATGTGCTGGAAGCAGACTGCAGCATTGGAGAGGTATATCTTAACGGGGTGATATCTCCGCAGCTTGGAGCTCTCGGCAACGATTGGGAAGAATTCTGTCTGAAGCCGGGCCTTAATCAGATAGGTATAGCATACTCTAACTGGGTGACAGACGAGCATGCTCCGCAGTTTAAGGTCAGATACAGGGAGGCATACTTATGATCATATATTTTGCTGACAGGAAGATGCGGGTTTTAGGAAATGCATCCACGGGGCTTCCCCGTGGATTTACCGCATCGGCGGATAAGAAAACGGAAGATATAGATTCTGGAATAGCATCGTTTGAGTGCACCATTTCATTTGAAAAAAATGAGCAAAAAAAACTTCAGGAGATTGCGAAAGCCGGAAATTATATTCTCCGTAAACATAAAGAGGAAAGCGAGTTTTATACGATAATCGATTCTGAAATGGACGTGGAAAATCAAGAAGTGTACATATATGCGGAAGATGCAGGTCTTGATCTATTAAATGAGATAGCGCTTCCCTATGAGGCATCGGAAGAACATACAATATCGTGGTATGTAGAAAAGTGGACCGAAGACAGCGGATTTGAAATAGGAATAAATGAGATTCCTGCATTGACTCGTAAGCTTTCATGGGACAGTGAGTCTACTGTGACAGAACGGTTGGCAGATGTGGCAGCTGGATTTGGCAATGCAGAGATATCTTACAGCTTTGATATAGATGGTCTTCGGGTACTGCATAAATATGTAAACATTCATAAGTCCCGGGGAAAAGACGTTGGCGAACAGCTGCGAATAAATAAAAATCTTAACAATATCCTGGTTAAAAGTTCAGTTGCAAATCTGGCTACAGCTCTTTATGTTACGGGAGGAACTCCTGAGGGGCAGGATGAGGCAATAACGCTTGCAGGCTATTCCTATGATGACGGGGATATGTATGTCAGCGGAGAATATCTTAAATCCCGGGAAGCCTTGAAGAAATGGAGCAGATTTTTATCGGACAGCGGTACAGGAGAAGGTCATATAGTACGTACATACAGCTATGACACAACGAGCAAGCAGGAATTATGCGAGCATGCAGTTGAGGAGTTAAAAAATATCTGTGATGCGGAAGTGAATTATGAGGTGGATATTGCGGAGCTTCCGGCGAGTGTAAAAATTGGCGACAGAGTATATTTGATTGACGATAATGGAGAAACTTATCTCTCGGCAAGAGTATTAAAACTTGAAACATCAGTGGCCGAAAATACGCAGACAGCTACGCTTGGTGAATACCTTATAAAGAACAGCGGTATAAGCGATCAGGTGGCGGCTCTTGCAGAACAGTTTGCAGAGATGGCTAAAAGCAGGAACTTTTATACCTGGATCGTATACGCAGATGATGAGAACGGCAATGGAATAACTTTGGATCCGACCGGAAAGCCGTATATGGGCATAAGCGCAAACAGAAGCAGCGCAGAGCCGGATCTGACAGATCCAAGCGTATATAAGTGGTCAAAGATCGAAGGTGACAAGGGAGACCTTGGACTTAGCCTTGTGAGCATTACAGAGTATTATCTCGTAAGTCCTCTGTCTTCCGGTATAACTGTCGACACTATAGGCTGGAGCACGAGTATACCGACGATGACGCTTGTGAACAGATACTTGTGGAATTATGAGCTCTTTACGTATAGCGATGGGAGCACGGATGCCTTAGACCCGAAAGTGATAGGTGTGTATGGCGACACAGGACAGCCTGGCGAGCCTGCACCTGCTATTGTATCTATGACAGAGCAGTACTACATGTCTGCTTCTGATACCGAGCAGACGGGCGGCGAATGGCAGAATACCATGCCGCAGTGGGAGAGTGATAAGTATCTGTGGACAAGGTGGCGGATAGAGTGGGATGAGCCGAATCCGGATTTGATAACCTATTCCGAGCCCGTACTTGCCAAAAGCCTGAACGATATATATGAGACGGCAAATGATGCCAAAGAGGCGGCAGATGAAGCTAAAAGCAGTTCTGAGAGCGCAGTAGAGCAGGTAGGTCAGGTGAATACAGAGCTTGCGCAGGCACAGCAGGAGCTTGACACCTTAACTCAGAATTTGGAAACGCTTGAGTCGGAAATGTCCGCTAACTATGTTACTAAAGGCGAGCTGACACAGGTCAAGACGGATCTGGGAACGCAGATCGAGCAGAATGCCGCCCAGATAAGCCAGACAGCTACGAAGGTGCAGGAGATAGAAGTGGACGCTACGCAGGCTCTTCAGGACGCTGCAGACGCGGCAACTGCGGCAGAGCAGGCACAGCAGAATGCCACAGATGCACAAAACAAGTATACGCAGTTAAAACAGCAGGCAGACGCTACAGATGAACAGCTTGCGGCGGCTGAGGAAGCTGTACAGCAAGCACAGGCGGCGGCTTCAGCTGCGGGAGATGCAGCAGCGGCAGCGGCGGCGGCAGCTTCTGCCCTTGCAGACAGGGTAACAACAGCAGAGTCGAATATAACGCAAAATGCAGAGCAGATAAGCCAGACGGTAACGAAAGTCGATAGTCTTAAATTCGGCGGACGAAACCTTATCCTCGAATCCGACATTATGGAGGAGAGCGGAGAATATGGCTTTGGTGAAAGGGGACTTTCTCTTGCACTTAAGCCGAACACGGAGTATACCCTTTCTGCAAACGGACGTGTAAACGGTTGTGATACAGAACATTATCTGCTCGTAAAAGTAGAAACCGAGGACGGATCGTGGAGCGCACAGGTGCAGGTATCGGGCGAAGATGACAACACTCAGTCTGCCACCTTTACCACTCCTGAATGGGCAGATGATACAGAAGCAAAAGTGAAATGTTATTTTGCGCCGGAAAACACAGGCTCTGCGGGGACATGCACGGTCAATTGGTTAAAGCTTGAAGAGGGCAATAAGCCTACTGACTGGACTCCTGCACCGGAGGATATAAATGTTCAGCTGAGCGAAAGTCTTGAGGCGGCGACAAGCGAGATACTTCAGACAGCGGAAAACATAACCATGAGGATAGTCTCAGGCTACACCTCTTCGGATGATTTTGAAGAATATAAGCAGCAGGTGGAGAATCTCTTTAAGGCGTCAGAAGACGGCTTTGAGTTTCAGTTTAATCAGCTGCAGCAGAATATCAACGATGTCAGTCAGGAGATCGTTGAGAGAAATCAATTCATAAGGCTTGAAGAAGGCAATATCATTATCGGAAAATCAGATTCTCCGATACAGGCGAAATTCACAAATGATTCCTTGGAGTTCCTCTATAACGACCAGACTGTTGCGAAGTTCACCAATGAGGTGCTGGAAGTACATAACGTATCAGTTGAAAATCAGATAAGATTCGGCACAGATTGGGCTATACGTCCCGGAAGCTATATAGGCGGAAAAGGTAATAATTTAAATGATGTTTGGATAGGAGGTTAGAAAATGGCGCTTACAATAACTCTTACACTATCAAGAGGCTCACAGAGCATAACAGGAAACTATACGAATGTTTCATGGAGTCTTACGTACAGCAAATCTTCTACTACGTATAACAACAACGGCGTTTCATATTATGTGAACATCGCAGGGACAAGAGTAAAGACCGGTACGGTTAAGTTTCCAAAAGGAACAACATCCGGGACAATAGCAACAGGAAGTAGGGCAATATATCATAATGCAGACGGTACTCATGGTGCTATAACTGGCTATGCTTATGTAGGACCTACCGGTTTCAGCCCATCGAGCGCATCGGATACATCCAACAGTATAAGTTTTCCTACTATACCAAGGGTATCAGATCTGTCGGTAAATAAGACTTCGGTGCCGGCGGATGGGGCGACTACAGTCACTGCTACAGCAACGAAAAAGAGCAGCAGCTTTACAGATACAATAGTAGTTAAGCTGGGCAGTTATAGCCAGACAGTAACATCAGGTACAGCATTTACTATACCGGAAGAATGGATAAACGCCATTTCAGGAACGTCTGCGACTGCGACAGTTACAGTTACAACTAAATCAGGAAGTACCACTGTGGGGAGTAAATCGGTTAATTTAACGATTACGGTGCCGGAAAGTATACGGCCCGCTTTATCTGATATATCTGTTTCAGAAGCTATAACATCGGTAACATCAGCTTTTGGAAACAGATATGTAAAGACGCTTTCAAGGCTAAATACGGAGGTGACGGCGGAAGGTATATATGGGAGCAGCATAACAACATATTCGACATCCATAGATGGAATTACGTATCCCGGACAAAGCTTTCAAAGTAACGCTCTCAACACAGCGGGAACGCTTCAGATCAAATCTACTGTTACTGACAGCAGAAACCGTACAGGAGAGCTGACGAAGAATGTCACAGTAGTCGATTATTTTTCGCCAACTATAACCGGCATGACTTATATACCGTGTGACTCAGACGGCACAGAAAACAGCAACGGAGATTATATAAAGGTGATAATATCAGGAAAAGTTGCTTCAGTGGATGATCAGAATACGAGGAATTTAATACTTAAATATAAAAAATCATCGGACCCTGCATATACGACAAAGACAATAACGCTTAGCAGTTATGTATTCGAAAATGTTTCGACATTGATATCTGATATAGATCCTACATCGACCTATGAGCTCATAGCGGAGCTTTCAGATAAAATCAGTACGACTTCATATAGTACAAGTACAGGAGTACCTGTAATATCTCGCCTTGCAGGAGGTAAGGGGTTAAGACTTTTTGGCGAAGCGAGCGAAGAAGGATTTTGGGTAGGCAACATAGATATGACTATATCAGATGAAGAATATGAAGAGCTGGAATCCCTTCTGGGGGGGGTAGTACACAGGCTAATAGACTGGATATATCCGATAGGAGCGGTAATAGCATCGGTAAATCCGGACTATGATCCGAATAAGCTCTTTAAGACTCATACATGGGAGAGATTTGCCCGAGGGCAGACACTTGTAGGTGTGGATGAATCGGATACGGATTTTTCTGCAGCAGGTAAAGTTGGTGGTGAAAAGACGCATAAGCTGACGGAAAGTGAAATGCCGAGCCATAATGGACATCTTACTCCTATGGCAGGAACATCTAATGGTAAATATTTACCGACAGCATCTATGTCAACTTATGGATCATCTGCTAGAGGCTGGTATTCAACTAGTCCAGGAGAATGGTATCCTTCTCATAAAGCAAATGGCAGTAGTGCTGCTCACAATAACTTACAGCCGTATGTAGCTGTTTATTACTGGAAGAGAATATTATAGTTACAGCTCCTTTCTCGGAGCTGGGAAAGGAGTAATATGGAAGAGAAGAAAATTTTTAATCTGTTCTATGAAGATCGAGTAACTTTACGCGCTGTTCTTGATTACTTTTCGTTAAAAAATAAAGTTTTATGGGAAGGGGATAAGTGGCAGAGCGGAACAAAAGTTATATTGGG